TGCTCTAGTCCAAGGTCACGCCATGCCTTCTGCACCGTGCGCTCATCGGCCCCGCCGATGGCGCGAGCCGCAGCGGCGAGCGTTCCGTACTCTTCACGCGCTGCGATCAGTAGTTCCCTGTTGCGATACCACTTAGCTTCCATTTCACCATCCTATCACAAACCGTAGAATGCGAATTAGTAGTAGTCGATTAGCTCGTTAAACCAACAGTCTGTTTTGCCCATAGCCTGCAGTAGTTTGTCGGTCATTTCCCAGGAGACCGTTGCTGTCTCTCCGTCGATGATCCGAGTGATGGTTTTCTTCGACACTCCGCACATTTCTGCAAGCACTTTGGAGTGCGGTATTTCTGTGCTGAATAGAAGTGGTCGAACGGATCCAGAAATGTCGTGTCGCACAGTCTCGTTTCCATACAACGGAAAGGTAGGGCCATATTCTCTGATCCACTCACTAATTATCGCCGCAATGATGCTCGATGGAATACCATTTTTATCCAATTCCCATAAAGCATATCATGGAGTCCATTCGCTTTGTTTGATTTCAAAGCTGACCGTGCGGGGGTTAACCTGTAGAGAGAGAGGGAGAGTTTTCTGACCGAACCTGTTCTTGAGACAGACCAGTTCGACTTGGTTATGGATATCGTCGTCGGGACGCCACAAAGCCATGAGCGTAGCGGCCACCTCGGAGATGGCCTTAGTCCACGAGAAGTCTCTCTTGGTCGGGGGGCCGTCTACAAATTCAGGAGGACGTTGCTTCATCTGACTGAGAAAAAGAATACTAGTGTTCGTGGCAGGGGCGAGTGACGCCAGCCTACGCACCTTACGTCCCAAATCTTCGTGACCATCGAAGGGAATCTCGTGAATATGATCAACGACTACGAAATCGTACCCTGCCCGGATTACCTGTTCAATTTCATGTGCATCAAGATAGGACTCCGAGACGAAGACAGGGTTAGATTTGATCCAGTCCTTAGCCTGCAGACGCGCTAGCTCTTCGTCGTTCCTACTGTTGAACATCGGCCATAGCCGTTCAAACAGATCGGCAGGGGTCATCTCAAGCGTCACGTAAGCCCCTGAGACGCCGTTGTCGATGGCGTACTTGAACGATTGCAGACCCCACATGGTCTTTCCTACCTCGGTCTCCGCGCCCACGATACTCGCCCTGCCTTTGGCGTACCCCGGGATGTACGACCCGAACAACGTCGGCACAGGCTCGCCCTGATCGGTGTTCTCGATAGCCGCCAGCCAATCAGCAGACCCGAGGACGGGAACCTGGGTTACAGTCTCCACAGAACCTCAATTGTACCAACAGACTTGCAGGTCTTACAGGCGAACCCGCCCATACCGCCAACAATCTGAACGCAATCGTCGCAGGCAAAGAACAAACCACCGTTATGGAGTTCACTACAACTGCAAGAACGAAACTCTTTACACACCCAATCGGCTGTGTTAGGACATTGACCTTTCTTTAGAGGAAGAATGAACTCGCACCTAGGATTAAAATCAAGATGCTCAATGTTCTCTACGTCGATCCGAGGATCAATTGTCGTACTCATACAAACTCCCTTCTAGGTAGTCGGCGGCTCTGCGAAGCCATTGTACCGTCACGTACCCTCGTAGTGCAGCGTTACACCTGAAGCAGAGGATTCCTCTGATCTTGAGGGTTTTGTGATCATGGTCAAGGTGTAGCCGTCTTTTTTTAGGGGGACTACCACAAATGGCACACAACCCACCTTGTCTTTCCAAAATTCTGGCGTACGTCCCGTCTTTGTCATACAGTCTCCTGAGTTTAACCCACTCCGGGTTGGTTTTTCTACGCCTACGCCTCTTCATCGAAGCCGAACTCTATACCAAGCCACTTCAGGTCTTTGTACAGTTTGTCCACAGCCAGGTCGAAGTCACCGTCAGTCCCGATGGTATAGAAGTATTCGATTACCTCACAAGCCGATGCAAGCGAGTTAACCATTTTAAGAGCGGTGTCCGCGCGCACCCCGATTGCCTTGTCGGGATTGGCGGAGAAGTCCTGTAGAACTGCTTCTGGTTTCACAGCCTGCAACACCTTCCATCTGCCATCAAAGGACAGTACTTGTATGCGTACTCGTGCAGCACGTTACCGGGCCAATCATAGTCCATGCCGTACCGCTCCATGTGGTACAGCATCCTCTGGTATTCGTACTGAAGAGTGTTGTGAAGCTGATCCTCGTCTACCAAACCAAAGTACAACTTATGCTTGTCGCTGTCAGGAATGACAACAGGATCTGTCTTCGACCGGGTGATCACATGAACCTCAGCAGGCTTACGACGCGCTAGCTGGTAGATGCTCGTCTGAACCCGCCACTCCTGGTTCGGTTGAACCTGCTTGGAGTTGTACCAAGCAGTAGTTTTGTAGTCAACGATCTTGTGTTCAAGCTCAAGGTCTATGAACCCGATGATCGGCAGATCGATGCCCTCGATTTTGAACTCAATTTCCCTTTCTAGAGCCACAGGAGTAAGGAATTTTCCTACTGTGTCCCAGTACGCTAGAGACATCTCTTGAAACAAATCGTAAGCTTTTTCAGGAGTGTCCCTACCCCAATTAATAGCTCCGTATCCACCGCTTTCTTCAATGATCTGTTCCCAAACCTTTGCAGGGAAAACCACTTCACCTTTGAAAGCAATCTCGTTGGCTTTATGTACCGCGCTACCGATGATCAGTGACGAACTGGGAGCGCCTACGTTGCCGTGCAGGTACTTCTCTGCCCACTGGCGCGGACACTTCATGTGCAGCGTAAAACTGGACGCGCTCAGATGATCGATAGGAAGCTTAGTCGTCATTGAAAACAGGCTCAATCCAGTAAGCTGCGTTTACAATCGCAGTACGAACTTCGTCAATCCTAACTAGTTCTTCCTGAAGCCGCTTGGCTTTAATCTTTGCTTTTGCCAGCTCAGCCTCAAGCCTCTGAATCTTGCGATCACGCTTAGCGATTTCCTTCGCCACAGCTTCGTCAATATCAATAGAAATCTCAGGCATTACAGCGCACCTTTCGCTTCGTTGCACCGCTCGCACACGGTCTCAAGGTTATCAAACTCGTTGGTACCGCCCTTGGACACGGGCAGCCTGTGATCGAGTGTCAGGAACTCACGCTCGTTACAGTACACACACTTGAAACCGTCACGTCGGTACACTTTCTTCCTCAGCCTGCGGCGCTCACTGGAATGCAACTGTCGCAGACCGCTTTTTGTGGTAGCAGACCGGGCCATTTTCCCCTCCAAATTTTTTGAAAACTAAAAGAGCCGGGATGCCACGCGGTTGCCTTGGCAACTCGACTTACTGGTCTTATACCCGGCTCTATCTTTGCCTAAACCCCAGCTAGCTCAGAAGCTTAGCGACAGTCTTGTCCCGCAGCGCGAGGATAGTCTCTGCCGTGATCTGAAGCTTCTCAGCGTCCTCTTGGGTGAGCGGGAACGAAAGCTCGTCGGAGAATGCCGTAGCGTTCTCAAGCGCCCGTCCGTAAGCCCACTGAACCCCAACGACGACATCCTTCTCGTTCTTCTTGGAAGGATTACCCGAACCGTTCGTAACGGTAGTGTTCGTAGGCGTAGTCTCCGTACCCTCCGCGAGAGTCACACCGTTGAGGTAATACTGAGGAACACCGTTGTACTCGCCGTTAGTCGCGAGCTTCACCTTAACAGGCTTGCCTGCATCCTTGGCGGCACGAGCAGCGGTGATCGTCTTCTTGTTCTTCGTGGAAGCCTTGCCCTCAAAGTCCTCAAAGCGCACGTCCACGAAATCGGAACCCTCATTCGGGAACACGCCACGAATCACAAGTGTCTTCTCAAGTGTCTCTGCCAATTTTTCCCCCTTTCTTGGCTTTAGCGGGGAGAGCGGCGGTGGAAGCGCCACCCTCCCCTATTGCAACGACCGTTTATGCTAGAACGACCTCAGTATACCACAACCGTCAGGTCTTAAACATTGGAGGGCACCCAGCGTCTACTGGGAGTTCGGTCGAGACCTCGCCGGTATACCCCTGCCCTCCAACCTTTACCCAACTTCGGTGTCAGCGGCCCAGCGGTTGATAACCTCATCGTAAGACTTCGCCGGGGGACGTGCCTGCACACCCTCACCGACTCCGAAGTCATCCGCAGATCCACCCTTCGGCTGCAGGGACTTCTGCTTCTCAGTCCTACCGGCCTGCCGCTCCTGCTTGCGAACCTCGGCAGCGTACTTGGCACCGGCCACAGTAGCCTGAACAGGATCAAGTCCTTCGTTCAGGAAGCTCTGTGCCGACCGCTCGGCCAGCTTGTAATCGAAATCAATTTTCTCTGTCTGCTTCACATGGTCGAAGATACTGTTCATTCTCTTCTGACCCTGTTCCTTGACAACCTGGGCGATCAGCGGCTCGTACTCTTGGAACCTGCGGTCAACAAGCTCCATAGGATCATCCGTAGGCTCTGGTTCCTCTTCCGGCGGCTCAAGAGCCTTGGCGAAGTACCCGAGGGTCTTCTGCATCTCACGCCACTCTGATTCAGTCGGCCCCTGCCAACCTGCGGGCGGAGCCTCGGTAGCCTCAGGCTCATCGGCCCCAGACTCGTCTGTCGGCTCGGTGGTTTCCTCAGGCTCGGGGATCTGTTCACTCATGGTCAAACCATAGCATATTCTCGTACCAAAGGTGGAACCACGACTCTGATTTTTCTATGGCCTCAGTAATCCAAACTAAACAGTCTTGTTCATCCCTGGCTAGGTCTTCCTCGATCCTATGAAACTGATTACGTAACATTGGGCGGCGTACCGGGAGCAGGGACGACGTTAGCTCCACCCGGCTGCGGCGGAGCAGGACTGAACACTTGCTGGTCAGGGCCAGCCTGCGGCTGCATCGGGGCGCTCTGCTTCTTGGACGCAGCGTTAGCTTCGTGTTCCTTCTTGTGAGCCTCGATGACCTCGACAACCATCTGGGCATGTTCATCACCCTGATCGGCCATAACTTGATACTGAATCTGTTGTGCCGTGTGGGTCTCAACATGCTTCTCGTCGTTGTCATACGGAGCAACAGGCGGAACCTGCAGGGTCTCAGCCATGAGGATGTTTTCAAGCTCGGCCTTGTGAGCGTCCGCGTCAGCCGCTGAGGGCGGAAGCTCCTGCGGCTTGCCTGCGTTCAGAGACTCCACGTACCAAGACAAAGGAAGCTGTCCCTTGGCTGCAAGCCAAATATCGTTAATCTTCTGAATCTCAGACGCCTGCGTGCGAGGCATCGAACCACCGCGCGGCTGCTTGACGAGATACCTGTACGGAACCTGATTGGCCTGATAGAAGAACTGCTGTAGATTGTCGTTAGGGCCAGCAATAAGAATCGTCTTGTCGGCAGGCCAGTTACGCATCGCTTCCATCGTGTCCCACGACACATCCATGAGTCCGATCCGAAGCTGTTGCGACACCGGATCGAGCTTAAGAGAATCGTTCTCTGTGAGCAGAGCCATAGCCGAATACGCGGACACACCCTGCGGAGCCTGCCCCATAGTCACGCCACGGATACCCAGGGCGCGCTCAGCGGCCTCCACCTGAAGCTTTACGTCGTCCATGAACCATCCGCCGATCTGAATACCGGCGTCGGTCTTCGGCAACGGTGAGCCTGCCCGGACTTCAATCAGTTCCATCGGCTCACCTGTGCGCGGGCGGGCGAGCGACTGCTCTTCGATGAACACCTTCGGCATGTTCCTGTCGATCATTGCGTTAAGCTGTGTCAGGCGCTTGTTGTAAATCTTCTGCGGGCCGATACCGTTATCGATGAAGCTCTTACCGGGGATACGTCCGGGGATAGGAGTCCAGCGGAACAGCGTCACGCCGTCGCGAGCGCCGCCGGGATGATCCGGGTACGGCAGTTCCTCACGGACATCCAGAAGCTCCGTGTCTGTGAACACAACAGACAAACCCTTAGGCCACATCTCGGACGGCTGCTCGTAACCCGTGTAAACAAAGCACTTGCCTTTGATCTTGTGTTTTTCTTCAGAGGACTCCGAGTACTGAGTTGTCAGAGACCCCATGTTCTCAATCGTGTCCTCGGTTACGTTGTCTGCGAGCTTTCCATAGCGTTCCTTGACTTCTGCGACCGACACCGGCCGCTGAATGATCTTCCACGGCAGAAGCTTCGGGTCATCGAACCCCGGAGGCCACAACAGGTTGAAGATACTAAGCAGTTCCCATACGACTTTTCCCTCACGAATGGACTTGAACTCCGCAACCTGATTCTTTTTGACCATCTCCGCTACATAGTCACGAGCCTCTTCCTCGTCGGTAATCGGCACGCCGTTCTTAACTGGATAGTCACCGATGATTTCACCCTTGCGGCGGTCATACCGACAGCGTACCCCCGCAAAGCCGTCGATAGCGAGCAGACGAATCAGGGATTCGACTTTCTCGTCACCCATCCACTCGTTGTCCCAACCCCAGGAGTACCCGAGGTTCATCATCTTGGCAATGTCGTCCTCAACCGCCGAGTCGGACAACGTAATGAAGTTGGTTTTATAGTCAGCCGATCCTAGTCGGCCGATCACTGTGTTTAGGTACTGATCGAGGATGTTCGACTGAACAAGCTCAACGTTCCCACGGTGGCGAATCTCAAGAACCCGCCCGTCACGGACGTTGATCTGAAGGTTCTGTTTACCGGCTGCAAAGCACCGATTGATCTTGACTTGGTTCAGATACTGGCTGCGTTCCTGCTCCCCTTCGTCCTTGCGTCCCTGCCAGGGGGAGAGTACGTCGTTGACCACATAGGTCTTGCCGTTGATCGTTGCTGTATCTGAAGAAGGCTTAACGTCTACAAGGGGCACGTAAATAGTTTACAGGAAAGGCACGAAGAGGGCGGATTTCTCCGCCCTCCCGGCTGATCAATCCCGGCATCCGCTACAAAACGTCAGACATATCCGGGCTGACTGACGAAACTAAATTTTACAGGAAGCTCGCGGAGCAGGGCTATCCGGGTACCCAACCGGACACACCTGGGAGGTCAACCCCAAGTCCCACACAGGGAACCACCCTGTTCACCTTAACCCTGCTCCGCCAACTTCCTAATCGTTCTGTTGAATAACAGGCTGCTGGTCTTCCGGGAACTCCAAAAGCTGTGAAGTAATGTACCAGACAGCCAGTACACCGTGCTGCTGAGCCTCGGTCAGGTCTTCCACCTGTAGGTCGGGAGACTCTTCCACCGGGGGGTCGAAACCCACCGTGAAATCAATGGCGTCTTCTCCGTCCTGATTTTTTGTGTCCTCAAAGATGATTGTAACTTTTGCCACTATGCAATTTCCCTCATCTTGTTATACACATCAGCAACGATATCAGAATCATCATCAGACATATCGTCTGAAATCGCTGTGTATAGAAAATTCTTCAGAGCATCAAACTGACTCTTAGTGAGTGACAAAATGTATCTTGTTTCAACAGAAATCATACTTCCTCCCAGTCTGGTTCAAACTCGACTTCTTCTGTAACGACTTCCGGCCTTGGAGGCGGAGTCCATGTTTTCCCTTCGGTGTGCATGATTCTATCAGCAAAGTCACGATTACTGTTCAGCAGAACCATCTTCTCCCTTGAAGCCTCTCTTGACTGAGACTTCATAAACCTCACAAGCGCCCACAGGGCGAGAGAGAGGGAGAGGTTCAGAACAAGGCTAAGAACTAGCGGTAGGTACATCTTTGTCAGCCTTTTCGTACTCGGCCAATGCTCTGAAGTCTTCGACGGTAAAATTCGCGAGTTGAAACATCCTCTGCTGCCACGCAGCAATCTCGTCCTTGAGCTTGTCCTGGTTCTGGATGTACTCATACTCTTTGTGAGACCAGTTGTTTACCTCATCAAGACTCGCAGACCCGATAAGCCGTGCGGCCTGCTCAAGACAGTTAGCACAGTAAACAACGTCAACAACGCCGGTAATCTCAAACCCGTCACGAGTAACGTTGACTTCACCGATCATATCGACAAAACCACGGTCGTTCTGCTGTGTTCCGCAGGCTAGGCAGTACTGCCCGGACTGCAGAGTCCTGATCATATTGAAAGTAGCCATTACCGACCTTTCTGAATGCGCTTATCGCTAGGGCGTCTTAGGCGAGCCACTTGGGAACCTTAGCATTTCCGTAAGGCGGGCCAGAGTCACCGTCAGACGACTTCTTCGACTTCTTTTTGGATTTCTTCTCGTTGTCGTACTTGGCCGCAGCCGCAGCCTCGCACTGACCTTTGGTGTCGTGGCGGCTCATAGTGTCGCCATCGGGGCCTACGCAAGCCCACTTGCCGCCCCTCTGCTCACAGTGGTAAGGCATTACTGGATCGTACCTCCACTTGTGTTGTTTTCCCATTTATAGGGATACCCAGTATAGGGATACGGCTTGTAGGGCACGTAAGGGACATACGGCACGTAAGGAAGCATATTGCTACGCCCGCACGCAGGACAATGACCGCAGTTCGGACAAGGCTTAGCATTCATATCGATAGCCACGCCTAGCCCTTTCCGGGAGCGGAGGGCTTAACAGAACCGGAATCAGCGGGAAGGTCAGGGACATCCTTCGCATCCGGGGCGTCAACCATGTAAACAGGCTGCGCGGGAACCGCAGACACGCTAGCAGGCTCGTTGTAGAGCTTCTCGCGGGCCTCACGGGCCTCGTTGTACGCCTTAACCGCGTCCTCGTTGGCCTCTTCCTTCTCGTCAACAGAAGCAACAACAGGAGAAGCAACGGCGTTAGCGGTAAACGAATCCTTGGGCGGAGGCAGGTTCTCCTGCTCCGGTGCAGGCGACACGCCAAGCTCCGGTGCGATATCCGGCTCCTGATCGCGCGACGGGTCACGGTAGACCCCGCGCTGACCTGTTGCCTTGTAAGCAAGCAGCGCTGCGTCCTGGTTGTCGAACTCCTGGACGCCAGCGTCCTCGGCGTCCTTGGTCACCTTGTCTGCAGCGTTCGGATCCTTCTTCTCAGCCATTGGACTCAGTATACACGCTTAGCGGGACTAAACCATCTCACGCCAAGTGTTACCTGGCGTCCAGTCAGTCCATGATCTGCCCACCGGGGTGCCATCCGAAACCTGCGGCCTGTTCTCCGGGAGGATACGAGCGGTCATAAGGTAGCGCGCTGCAGCCATAGCGTGCCCGTGTCTTGATTCCCAATAATCATCGATGATGTCGCCCGACTCAGGATCAACAGGTGCGTACCTCATCTGCTCGATCAACTCAGTACAGTTCTGTGTTATGAACAATCGGGGGGATCCAGGTTCACCCTTACGATCGTGCCACTCAGGGAAGACGAGGTTAGGGTCTGGACGGAGGGCTTCTGAGATACGGACACGCCCTGCCCTGCGGTCGTTGTTGGCAGGTACAAGGTAAATCCCATGTCGGGAAAACTCTGAATGTACTGTTTCTCCCTTTCCGTGCGTTCCGAATCCTGTTCGCGCTTGAATCGAAGGGTCACATAGGGCAATCGACGGCTCACCCCAATAGTTATGTCGCAGCGTGAGAATCTTGGACGCATGGTCGGAAATAAGACCGGGACTGTAATACTCGCCATGAACTACAGCATAACCATCGGGGGAAACCCCGGCAGCGTACCAAGCCGTTGGGTTGGATACCCCGAAGTCCATTGCTTCCCACCGACGCCAGTCGTGGGGGATGTAGAAGGGCTTAACAACGTGAATTGTATGGTCAAAATGCGGAAAAGCGGCACTATCTATTGCCTCCCATGATCCTTCGATAAGTCTAGCCTGCGTAGCCTCGGGTAGCTCCTGCAGCGACCGAAGATAGCTCTCTTTGTCAATGTGCGGGTTATCTTGAAATGTCGCCGGTAGAAAGATCCGTTCCGAAGTTCCACCCTCCACGAAACGTTTCCGAACCCAGGTAGATCCTGGGCCGACGGGGTTACTAGCAGATCGAACGCGAAGCGGAACCGGCGATTTCTCAAGTTTCCGTAGACGAGAAAACAGGAACGTGTAGGCATCCGGGTCAGGGAACTCCGTAATCTCGTCCCAACC